CAGATGCTAATTCCTGCATAGCAGTCATAGTTGTTCCTGTAATTGATGGCGATTTTTTCTTAGCCACTTAGTCCTCCTCTCTTTCTTTCTCCTGATTCTTCTCCTTCTCCATACGTTTTCTTTCTTGTGCCTTACGTTTCTCTTCTCTCTCTTGCTCTAATTCCTGACGGATCTCATCCTTCATCGATTGTTTTCTATCTCTCTCTGCCTTTGCTTCATCTCTTGCATCTTGTGCTGCCTTTCTCTTAGCCTTCCATTCTGCTTCCTTCTTATTCATCTCCTCAGAATCAGAAGCAAGTCTTGATTTAGCGTCAGAAACTCTTTGCTCAGTATCAGATGTAGACTGAGCATTCTGTTGTTTTATTCTTGCCATCTGCTCCTGCTTTCTCTGACGAAGTGCAGCTCTTCTCTGTTCTAGATTTTCTAAGAATTGACTATACGTTCTCATCTCTTTTTGAAGTAGTGGTTAATCACCTCTAATTGATCATGATAACGTGCAATTTTATCTAACTCAACTCCTATTGCCTCTGTTATATCAGAGTGTTCACCAATACCTGCTGGATGCTCAAGATAAACTTCAACATTAGCTTTGTGCTTTTCGATTTCACCAGTAGCATGTGCTGATACTGCTCTAATTAATTGATCTCTCATATGTAATGCCATAATAAACTCCATTATCTAGGAGTATTTATAGATCTCTTTCTGCCATCCAATTACTAATAGTAGTATCATACTCTGCAGTATGTTTGAATGCTTCTAACATAAATTGCTTTCTTAGAGTTTCAGGTTTGATTGATATATTACCTTTAATTGAATCCATATAAATCCCATACTGATGTGGATTTGTCATTACAGCAACATCCTTATAATTCTTTGCGGCTGATCTTACCATACTAGGACCACCAATATCAATATTCTCTATTGCATCTGCAAGAGTTACATCTGGTTTAGCAACTGTTTCTGCGAAAGGATATAAGTTTACTGCAACAATATCAATCAATCCAATTTCATTTGCATTACGATCCATATCGTGTACAGGATTACCACGTTGAGCAAGAATACCACCATGAATCTTTGGATGTAATGTCTTTACTCTTCCGTTAAGTATCTCAGGTGATCCAGTATACTCAGATACCTTAGTTACAGGTATACCTTCTGCTGCTATTACAGAATGTGTTCCACCACTTGATATAAGAGTATATCCATAATCAACTAGAGATCTTGCAAAATCTACAATACCTACTTTATTTGAAACACTTAATAATGCGTAGTTCATAGGTCTCCTTCTACACGATTTTCTGAATGATGAACATCAAATGATCCACCTGGATATCTCTTCTCTAATTTCTCTACATTCATTTCAATTACTTCATCGAACGTAGTATCTAGTGCCATACAAGCCTGTGCAATATACCAGCAGATGTCTCCAAGTTCTCTCTTCATATGAAAGACATTATCTTCATTATATGGTTTACCTTGTAAGATAATCTTCTTAACTACTTCAGTAAACTCACCTGACTCAGCAGTCAATCCAAGTGCAGCAGTTAATAACTGAGGAATATTGCAGTCATCTTCTATTTCAAGTTTATTAGTTCTACTAAGGAGAGCAGCATAATCTAAACTCTCATTACTTGTTACACCCTTTACAAACTCAAGGTACTTTTCGGTATCAACTTGTTTAGTCATTTATAAGAAAATAAAAAATCATTTACTAGACTATCTGCTTTTTCTTTTCCAAACTTACCAGCAAGAAATCCTCCTACTGGATCTAGTTTAGTCATATAAGTGTCAAAGTCTTTATAAGCACTGGTATCAGTACCAGTTGGTTTCCCTAATTCTAGCATATCTATAAACTTAGTCAAGTATTTTTCAAACATAGGAAGATGTGAATCAACCTCATATTCATTAACATACTGTATATAAATGTTCTTTGAGAAATGATTACCTGGTTCAAAGAATCTATAATCACCTCTTCCTATCGGCAATCCATCAACCTCAAAAAGAAAATCTTCAGTTGGATGTTGAAAGTCAAAGACTATTATAATTTTCTTGGGAGAAAACTTCATCAAGTCCATACCAAAACAAGGAAGAAGTCCTGTAGGAACATCTGCATTTGTTTTTGGATATGCTATACAATTAAAGATATCAACATTCTTACCATCAGATATATCTACCTGCCTTGACTTAAGTAAGTATGGGTGTGAATGATCTATCGCATTTAAGGAAGTTCCCTTTGCTTGCCATGATGCCCATAAGTTTTCAATCTTACAGGGTAACATTGACCTATAGGTGCTGATGTAGTTTTGCCAAATTGTCATTAGAATTTAAATTCAGAAAAAGATTTTTTAGGTTTCTCTTTAAAAGTATTTTCTTCTTGTCCACTATCAACAATATCTTCTTGAGCACTTTGTTCACAATCATATAATCTCATCTTTGCCCTATCAATACCAACTACAAATCTTTTATTAACAGTTGGATCATTATAACGATTCTTTAATTGCTTAACCATTATTTGATTTAACCCCTCCAACTCTTCCGTAGAAATAAGGGCAAACATAAGGTCAGCAGTAGCAGGGAGTCCAAAAGACTCAGAGGTGTCAGTAAGGTCCACATCAGAACTAGCAAACCCGCTACGAGTAGTTTGAGTGGCAGATACAATCGGAAGGTTCGCCTCAACTGCGAGACCCCGTAATTCTTCTGCGATGGCTTTGATGTATGAGTAGGAGTTGACGTTACTTCCTGCTCTATATCGTGATGAGGCACATATATTAAGATAATCTATGAATATTATATCAGGTTTAAATGATTTCTTCAACGCCAACTCTTGTAATAATGATTTGAAATGAGCAGAATGAGCAGAAGCAGTAGGATACTCTTTTATAATTAATGATCCTTGTGTCTTCTTAGCAAGATTAGTAACCTTACTATCAAACATGACTTTAGGAAGATCTGTTATATCCTGTATATTGACATTAAGTAGATTAGCATCGATCCTCTCCGCAATCTTTTCCTCTGCCATTTCGAGAGTGATGTAGAGGACGTTTTTCCCTTGGAGGAGGACACTGCTAGCCATGTGGCACATAAATAAACTCTTTCCAACCCCTGTACCAGCAAGAGCAACGTTGAGAGTTTTATTCGGGATACCTCCTTTCGTAATTTTATCAAAGTATTCGAGGTCGAACGGGATCTTATCTTCCTTCCTGTGGTACGATTCATACCTTGCTTCATAATCCTCTAAGTAATCATGTCCTACATTAGTATCAAAAGAAACTGCTAGAGCATCTGATAATATTGTTGGTATACTATCTCTATTCTTTTTCTCATCTTTACCATCTGCTATATGGATAGAATCCATTAACGCTAAGTATATAGCACGATCTCTACACCATTTCTCAGTTGTGTTAACTAACCATTCAAATTCAGATGGTTGATCATCTAAGTTACTAATTAAATTTGTGATTTCTTTGAAAGAATCATCCGTAATATCCTGTCTCTTCTCTGCTTCAATACAAAGTATTTCTTTTGTTGCAGGTTTATTATACTCTTGTACAAATTTAATTATCTCCTCAAATACAATCTTTTGATTTCTATCCTCAAAATAATCCCCTTTAATAAAAGGAATAACCTTACGAACATACTCCTCATTATGAAGAAGATTTTTTAAAATTAAAAATTCAACTGTTTCCATGTGGCACATCAAAAACAAAGGTTATTCTGGTCTCATCACCCAGATTCACAGTACCATGTGGTATCTTATTATTAAACCACATTAATGTACCTGGGTCAACTATAATACTTTCATTTCCTACAAAGTATTGATACTGTCCCTGTATGGATAAATGGTATCTATCCTTATCCTGATAGTATGTTCCTTCATCTATATGTGCTCCTACCATCTCATCAATAGGTAAAGCAAGAAAACCACACCGACGTATATCTGAGAACTGTTCTCCCAAATATTTCATTACTTCGGTATGATTTTTATATGCAGGAGTAGGAATACAAATTTCAGTATTACCTACATCCTCACCTGGTTTAGTAATACCACCCATGATCAATTGAAGCACATCAACTGAAGTGATATATGCATGTGGGTCTTTTATTTCTGCAGTATCTAATCCTTTCTGAGATCCCCAATCACCAGGATTCTCATCTAGTTGTGCTTTGATTTTAGATACATCAATTCCTTTTTTAAGAACTTTGATGTTGTTCATGAACCATAACTAAATTCACTTTTTGCTATCTCATCAAGAGCTTGCATTACCTCACTAGTAAAATAAGTTTCTGGTTCTGCAAGTATCTGCTTTGCATATAACTTTTTGCCAGCAATTTCATATCTTCCTGCGACATTCTTCCAGAGTCCTCCAATCTCACCGAGTTCCAATAGACCGTAATAACGATCAAGACCCCTATGATCAAAAAATAAACGTATTTCAACTTGCTTGTTTTCCTTACTTAAGCGACTTTTTGCCGTCTTAGCTTTAATAAGGTTACCAACAACTTCCGTCTTATCCTTTTCTTTTTTCTTTGAAAGATAAATGATCGTAGACGCGGCGTATTTGAGACCAGAGCCTCCTCCCATTTCTTTAGTAGGGACATAAGATCCAATGACATCGTAGGTATGGTTTGTAACTATGAGTGGAATGTTTGCTTGACCCAACTTTAAGGTGAGCATTCTAAATGCGCCTTTGACCAACTGTGATTTGGTCATGTCTCGAACTTGCTTATCGTTCAAGGCATCAGTAATCTCTTTCTCTGTGGAAAGCATTCCCAACGAGTCTAACACAAACATACACGGTTTGCGATCCTCTATGGGCATTTTAATATATTTATCAACTGCCTTAAGTGCCTTAGCTCTAAACTCTTCTATAGTGACTACATTAACTACTACCAATCTATTTAAATCTATACCACGAGATTCAAGTAATGCCTTATTAACGGCAGCCTCAGTATCAAAATAGAGACAATACCCATCGGGATTACTATCAAGGAAATTCTTGACAACAGCGAGAGAGAAAAAAGTTTTCCCTGTACTACT